CCATAAAGGACTCCTAAATTTAAGTACCAGAACCGAAAGTGACCTTGGTTCTCTTCTCGGAGAAAAGAGGCATCCTAGGATCATTTTCACGAAGGAAATTATTGTCCACCGAATCTACTTGAGACTTGTTTAGGTTCTCGTAGTATTTAGCCCGTTGAGTCATAAATTCTTCGGGGATACGGCAAAGCAATAAACCGCCCACCTCTACGCCGCCTTTAAAGCGACCTTCGATGGAAGCGTGCATCATGAGCTCCGGATAATCTTCTGCTTTGCAGGGTTCATATCCTTCGCGTAACTTCGAAGAAATGTTACTTGGATCAGCAGTACCCATAGTACTAATACGAATATACCTATGTGTCCAACCGGGACGGTCATCTGGCATAGGCAAAGTCTCAGGCGGACGCCACGCTTCAGGGCGTTGCATCATCTGACGTGTGTCCAGCTCACGAGCTGAACGGTTTTGCGTTTTCGTAGCCACTTGTACTTGATCCATTATTCACCTCTTCTTAGTTGAGCAACCTGTTTAGCGTAGAGTTCGATGGGCACCCCAAGACGGCGAGCGATCGCTGCTTCTGATGCTTTTAACTTCACGCGGTTAGGCGGAGTGCTACGGGAGGCCGGAGCCACCACATTAGCTGGTTTTGTTGCACGGCGCGGAGGTTCATCCTCGTAGACCGGTTCTGATGCCTTTTTAGAAGGGGCGTCATCTTCATAGCTCTGAGTATCGTCATAATACTCAGGAAATCTTCGGCGCATTGTAGCGTCTACTCGTTTGTAGTACTCGTCACTACCCACAAACTCAGCACCATGTTCCTTAGCCAGCTTTTGATGCAACCCTAGGGCGGATGCTGTCATTTCAGGATCGGTGCCAAACCAAGTGTTTTTCTGCATCCAACGCTGATCGCGCTGTGACACATTAGGTTGATTTGTACTACGTTGTTGTATTTGTACATCATTTTCTTCAACTTGTAAAGGCCTCATGTTCTGAACTTTGTCTAAATTCAGTGTCGCCTTCGCAATTTCTACCTGCGCTTCAGTCTGCGCATCGTAGTCTCCAGACTCAACAGCCTCTTTAAAACGTTTCTTGGCGTTGTCAAATTCCATCTCAGCGGAGCTCTTTGACTGCTCAATATACGCTCTTGACCCAAGCGATACTTGCTCCTGCAATTTTCGATTTTGGTCCCACAACTGCTTAGTTAGCTTTTCAGCCGCTTCGCGTTCACGCAGTGCTTCTTCTTTAGCGCGGCGCTCATCGTGGTAGCCACGTGTAAATTTCTTAATCCGTTGCTGGACCTTCTCGTCGTACGAGGCTAACTCGTCTTCTGTAGGTTCCTCAATCGGCTCCTTCATGGGCTTGCGGCCCCTATCAGGTTCGGGAGTATCGTCTTCGATTTCTACATCAAAGCTATCATCCTCTGCTACGGGTTTACCCTTAGCTTCTTCCTCTACTTCATGAGGAAACTTAAAGTCATCTTTTAACTCAGCTTGTGCCATGTGTTACTCCTTATGATGCACGTGTAATACCACGGGGGTCTTCCACAACTGCTTCAACCGAATCATCATTGAGGATACGGAATTCACGGCCATGGATCTTCAGGCGCGTACCTGAATTAGGGCGGACGATGACAAAGTCACCCTCCTTGCAACTCGGGCCACTGGGGAACCGAGTGGTATCTTTGTAGCAGTCAGGCCCAAGCTTGACTACAAACAATACGGGGGTCAGCACTTCCTCGTAGTGCATGACTTGGCTTGACTTAATCAGGCCAACTTCACTATCAGCAAACTCCTCCATAGCTTCCGGCACTACACAAAGTAGGTGAAAAGTCTTTGGATCGGGCAACTGCTTGGCTTTATCCTCGGCTGGCTTATTAAGAATGCCAGACAAGTCCACGGCAGCGACGTTAAATTCAGTCATCAGATTTCTCCATTTTTTGCACAAGGTCGTTGATTACATTCTCTGCAAGGTTAAGACCTCGGATTACCCCACAGATACTTCGATACTCCTCAATATCAGCGGCCCTGCCGCTGGCAACGTGGAATGCTTGCTCTTCTCTAAGGCGTTCAATCTCCTTGGCAACGTACGCCAGCAGTTTGTAGTCGTTCAATTTCTGTCCTTCCTAGGTTTCTGGGACGATCTCTGCGCCATCTGCATGGCCATCTGAGCTTTGTTCTTGGCGATATCAACGCCAATCTTTGTGCCTTCAAGCTCCTGCATTTTCTGGAGTTTGTCTTTGGTAGCGGCTGCGGTAGCGCCCACCTGCATAGCCGCGATCTCTTTCTGCGCCGCGATGCGTGACTCCTCGATGCGAAGCTGGTCGGCTTTGGCCGCAGCGTCGATCTGCTGCTTCTGAACTTTGAGCTGGAGCTCCTGCATCTTGATCTGCAACTCCTGCTGCTGCATCTGGATGATGGGGTCTTGCGCCTGCTGCATCGCTTGCTGTTGTGCGGCCTGCGCTTGAGATTGTTGAGTCATGCGAGTCGATGCTTGTGCAGCAAGTTGTGCAACTTGTGCAGCCACTTCCGGCTCCATGTTCTTCTCTTGCTTCTCTGTCGGCAAGAGCAGCCCAATAGTCTTCTCGACTTCCGTGCGATACGCGAACGCCAAGTGCTCGTTGATGTGCGCCATCATCGCAGCCACAATCGCCTGACCTTGCGGAGTTGTTTGAACAAGCGCCATGATCTTGGGGTTCTGTAACATGCTTGTATGCACAGCAATATGAGCTTGGTGGTCCTGCTCGAGGAACGCCTTGTTGGGTTTGCCCGTCAGCGCATTCTGGTTCTCCTGCACTGGGTCGATTGGTGTGGCATCGTCCTCAACAGGCACAAGCTTCGCAGCATTCTTGATACCCAACACCTCAATCATCTGACGATGCAAAAGCGGCAAGTTGTACAACTGCGGTGCTGTCTGCGCCAACTGCAGAGCGGCCTGATACTGCACAATCTTCTGCGCCATCGTTGCGGCGTTTGGATCGCTAACAGGAATAACCGCGACCATGTCGTAGTCAGCTTTCTTCGCCTTGCGTGAGCCATCAATTGGCTCGTAGTCATACTCTTCTGGCGTGTAGTCAGCGATGATGGCTTTGAGCAGACGGAACTCTTGACGCATCGAGTAGTGCATGCGGGCCTGAACAGCGCCCATTACTTTGAGTGTTCTTTCTAATATGGCTAACGTGGTTCCAACAGGTGCTTGCGCACTCATGTCACTGACCTTCATATCTCCTGCGGATGCAAACTGACGACCCTCTTGCACAATGTTCTGGAACAAGGCAAAGAGAACCTGACTGGGTTCCTTGTAAGGCAACGGCAAAATGTTGTCTCGGATTGATCCACTCGGTACATCAACATCACGAAATTCCCCCGGTGCAATTGGGGTGTCGTCACCTTTGACTCGTAAGCCGCGAGACTTAAGGCCACCGGGTAAATTAGACAAAGTGCCAGCATCGACGAGCTGACGAATAAGCATAGTCGCTGACTTGGCGTAGCCGCCGATAAGGTGAATGAGACCATAGCCATAGAAGCCAAACCCCGGTATGTATTGATAGTGCACGAAATGTTGACGCTTCATGTGCAACTCATCACCCTCGTACCAATTACGGCGAATGGCGAGCACCTTCTGCGTACCCTTCTCAACAGTCACAACGTACGGAAGCGCGATGCCTGTCTTCTCGCCGTCCTCGTCCTCGTGCTCGTAGCCTTCTAAGTCCAAGTCGACGTGCATCTCAAGAATGCGAAAGCGCTCGTCCTGCACAGCAGACATGCCCATCTCTTCGGCCTTCTGCTTCTCGATGTCGTCAAGTTCACTCGATGGCTCACCTAAGTCCACATCACAGTAGAACCCGGCCTCTTGTAACTTCAAGACCTCGTTCTCAGTCTTGCGCATGACGTGCGTGACCCGCTCGGCCCGCTCAAGATTACTCGCACCGTACGGCACAACAATATCTTCAGCAGGGATGAACATGGCAACTTGGCGTCCCAGCGATGGGTCGTAGTACACCTTCTTGAACGCAGAACCTGCAATTGGTAAGTTCCACAATAACTTCTCGTGCTCTGGGCGATACTCGAGCATCACCTCAGTCAACTGATAGTTCATGTCCTCGCGCACGCGGGTAGCTGCTTCTTCTTTATTTGGCGTGTCCTCACCAAGAATCTGTGTCTTAACTGGGCCAGCAGCAGGGAATGTCTCCATGATGCCTTCACTCTGGAAGCGCACCACAGATTCCGTTAGCATAGGATGAAAGACACCGCAAGCGCCTGCCCATGGCTCTGTTCTTTCTTCATACTTGAGGCCTAACAACTTCAAACCCTCAACGTAAGTCCTTATCCAATCCTTTCTATCGTTGATGTCTTTATCAAAGTTATCAATCAACTCTTTACCTAGCGTACCTAGTACGCTGTCGTCCATGAAGTCAGCAAGGTTGGCATTAAACTCCTCATCCGTGCCTTCTTTATCTGGGGTCAACTCGATCTCAATATCCCCCATGCCAATACGCACGGCTTCTGGGTCTTCGATCTCAATCTCCAGCGCAGGAGCCATGTCCTCTTCAATACCCAAAGGGGCTGCGTACAAACCTTTGTCCATAGAACTCGTTGCCATAATTTATCCTTAAACTGTGTAAAACCGCTCTTTGCGGTGACTTCTGAACCATTGAATCTCTTCGGGCTCGTCGCTGGGTAAGCGCAGGAACCCACCTTGGCGAAAGCGCATCAACGCTAGAGTTGTCGCGTCAACTAAGTCGTCGTGCTCCCCAGATGGGAACGCAGCAATCTCGTCAACTAACTCTTCTGCCCAGCGGGTGCGGGGCACCCATACCTTGCCACTCGCGATTATGTCCGAGACTGAATTTAAGCGGGCGATTTTGTCTTGGCCTTTACTAGGCGTGTACTCCTGCACAGGAATGCCCATCGCACGGAGCTCGTAAATCAGCGGAGCTCCGGTAGCCTTCTTCTCAATCAACATGCCGTCTGGCTCATACTCGTTGTACTCGGCGAGCACATCCCTTTTCAACTCTACCCACTCAACACGCTTTCTATACGTATTCAAGAGAATAATGTGCGACGTATTATTGTCTTCCTCGTTCTTAAATATCCCCCACGTCGTTCCGGCTGAGTAGTCGGCGCGGTTGTTCTTCTCAAACGCGGTGTCCCATGACTGCAGGACGTACTCGCACACGGGCGGCTCATCTTTGTCCCACCATTGCCACCAATCCCGCTTCACAATCGCGGACTCATTGCCCACCGGGTTCTGTTGGTACTGAGCTTGCCACTTACTATTAGGCAGCTCTTCTCGCAAAGCCGT